ATGTGATTATATTTATAATACCGAATCCCTTAAAAAAGGGACAAAACAAATACTAAGTAAATTATATACAATTTAAATTATTATGGCAACACGAGTTATTACATCACCTGGCGTTCAAATTAATGAGTTAGACTTGAGTTTACATGTGGGGACACCTGCTGAAACAAAAGTTCTAGTAATGGGATATGCTCCTAAGGGTCCTACAGAAGAATTAATTAATATTACTTCACAAGACGATCTCGAGCAAGTGTATGGTACACCAACAACCGCTGCAGAAAGATATTTTTATCATTCTGTAAAAACTTTAGTCAATGACTCTAATGCAGCCGTCACCGCGGTGAGGTTGCCTTATGGGGCTGGATTGGGAGAAGGATATGCAAATAGCTATACCGCTTTAATATATCCATTAAGACCCGAGGCTTCGTTTACTACAGTTACAAACGTCACCGCAACATCTGCTTCTAATGGAGTTACAGTGACTGACACTAATTCTGTGACAGCTACTAAGCCGGCTTTTTATACTAGCGCAGAGGAACGTGCTTTATATTTTAATCCGAATGATTATGATACTCTTGCAGATGTAGCGGGTGCAAAATTATCTACAACAACCGCTAAAACAGACTATGTAACTATTAATGAGGTTACCAATGCAGGTGTAACTACATTAACCCTTACATATACATTATCCACGACCGAAACATTTGCAGTCAATTATTATGATGCCTCTACTAATATTACAGTGCTTGCTCCAGTTAACATTTTAATATCTGACACAGAATTTGAATCTTATTCAACCGGAGCATTAAACTGGGCAACTGAATGGGATTTTGAACATGATCCATATTCAAATACATCATTCGAAGACTTGCTTTTAAATGTGGGTGGGTTGGTTGTGGTAAACACTGATAAGAGTGCCGTTGATGAAGATCAAGCCGGATATTATATTGGCGTTTCAGATAATACAGATTCTAATCCAGCAACATTATATGAAAGCATCACTGGAATAGAGGCTGGGGTTTATGTAGAAGAAGAACTTAATAGAGTTCATTATGCTTTAGTTAATCCATTGAGACTTAACTTTAAGACAGTTTCTCAGCTTCACTTGCCAGGTACTTCTAGCATTTCTGAAGACATCATGGCATCTGTCACAGGTTACGATTTTGGATCTGTTTCTTATAATGACTGCTTAGTTTTAGGTGCATTTAAACTTAAATCTTCATTGTATGGTTCTGATACCAGATTGTTATCTTACCAAATGGTGGGTTCTTATGTGGGTTCTTTAAACAATTACCGCACACAAAATAGTCCATATGGTGGTTTACCAGTTACATTTGCGTTGGACACAATCGTTAATTCAACATCAAACAGATTAAAGGTTCAAGTTTTACCTTCTTTGTCACACTGTGTAAATTGGTCTGACTCTGCTGGTTTTCCGAAGAGATCTGTCAGAGTTCACCCAGGAGCAAGAAACTTGTATTCTCAGGGTGTTGTTTCTAAACCTTATAATCCATTGGATAAAAACATTGGATGGACACCAGATAAGATTGGTAGGGTTTTCAATATAATAGACAACATTGACTACGATATTGATGTCACTATAGAGGCTGGTTTGGGTACTATTTATACCCATGCAGAAATCAAAAATGATGAACTTTATGGCGGTGCGGGCGAGTTGATATATGACGAAAATTATTTTGTCGACTTATCTGGCATTCAATTAGCAACCGGAGAAATCACAGAAGAAGGTCAAGCGATAGTGGATCTGTATAATTCTGTTGGCGGTTTATTTGTTGAATTTGCTACCTTAAATCGTAAAGATCACATGACAGTTTTAGATCCTTTGAGAAGTATTTTCGTTCAAGGGCCTAATTTTAAAACATGTGCTAGTAAATCCTTTTCTTTCTCGCGTCAAGTGTATTGGGCTTTGAAGAATATCTACGGCCGTGGATCTAATGTTTCTAGTTATGCTGCAGTATATGGCAACTGGTTAAAAATTGCTATGTCCTCTGCTAAAGAACACGTCACATGGGTTCCTGCTTCCGGTTGGGTAGCTGCAACAATATCTAATTCCACTGAACAAGAGCATCCGTGGTCTGCACCTGCTGGTTTCAATAGAGCCATATTGTTTGGTGTACTTGATATAGCATCTACACCTACACAAAAACAAAGAGACTTGCTTTACAAAATAAACGTTAATCCTATTGCCTGGTTCCCAGGAGACGGATATGTTATTTGGGGTCAAAAAACCCTTTATAATAAGCCATCCGCCTTTGACAGAATTAATGTTAGAAGACTGTTCTTAGTGTTGGAGAAATTAACTAAACAGGTTCTCAAATACTTCGTGTTTGAACCTAATACAGTTACTACTCGCACTCGTGTGGTTCAAGTGTTGAAGCCTTTATTTGAATTAGCTAAAAACACAGACGGTGTTTATGATTATCGTATTATTTGCGATGAAAGAAATAACACTCCTCTTGTTATAGATAATAATGAAATGAAAGTTTCTATCTACTTGCAACCAGTTAGAACTGCAGAGTTTATCTTGGCAGAATTCATTGCAACACGCACTGGAGTCAATTTAGATGAAATCACAGTGGTCTAAAAAAAACAATTAATAGAAAAAATTAGGAGATAAATATATAACATATGGGAAACGCATTCGCAAATCAAGACATCGCAAGTTTTTATGCACAAGGCAGGGCAACAGACTTCGCAAGAAATAATCTGTTCAGAGTTACCTCCATCAACCCCTCCACAGCGGGTGGTGGAGTGCAAATCGGGCCCACAGATCTTGTTTATTTAACAACTGCCAATATACCGGCAAGAACTATTAATAATGTTGCAGTTCCGTTCATGGGACTAACATTTAATGTTCCAGGAACAGTATCATATCCAGGTAGCAATGCTTGGAATGTTACTTTCAGATGTAACAGAGAATATACTATCAAAAAGGCTCTTGATCAATGGTCTAAGAGTACTTTTGATAATGCTACATCTATGGGCAGTTATCAACTCGGGGATACCGGCTCTTTGACAATGGTAGCATTTGGAACAAAGAGTGAAGAAAAGGTTAAAATCAGCTTGGAAGGACTGTATTGTTTAAATGTAGGAGAAATGGCCTACAATGTGACAGATGCAGGCCAGGTAGTAACTGTTCAAGCAACATTGGCTTATTCTTATTGGCATTATGGAGATTCTGAGGCCGGATCAACTATTCCTTAATTTTTTCTAGAATAAAAGGTTAATTCAAAAAAGGTAGACTTAGGTCTACCTTTTTTGTTTTTTTGAAATAAGTATATTATAATGAGTGCCAGTTATATACAAAGATACTATCAAAAATTGAGAACCTGGAACACGGCTGTTTCTTTAGAACATCTGTGGTCTATTAGTATAAATTTTCCCCAATCTTTGTACAGTGCAGAGGGATATATATCTAGATATGAAGGAGATCCCTCTAGTCTGGAGAACAACCCCCTATCTATCATTGATTCAAACTCAAAGGGAGATGAAGGTTGTTTTTATGCTCGATCTGTTACATTACCCACAGAATCTGGGCTCGTAGAAATGGGCACAACAAATGGATATTTAAATCCTCTCATCTCTAAAGGAAGGGCTGCACCCGGAGAGATGCGAATTAGTTTTTTAGAGACTCATGTTAGTATAGAAAGTATTTTTAGGGCTTGGATAAAATTAGTTGGTATGTACGGACTGGTGTATAGAGGAGATATGAATTTACACGGAAGCATTACTGTAGCTTTGTTGTCTCAAGCCAATGGTGGTCCGGAAATGATAACTCGAAGAAAAATAGAATTTGAGGGATTAGTGCCTGTTTCCTGCTCTGGTAGCACCTACACTCAAAACACATTAGGAGGATCTGTGTCCGTTGACGTTAGTTTTAAATTTGAGCGGTATAAAATAATACAAACCTAATAATTAATAGAGTGTCTAATTTATTAGAATATATATTTGAATTCAATCCATCATTTTCAAACTCAATACTGAGGGTGAAAGCTATGGATTCAGCAACTCACTTGTTGTTGATTAAAAAACACACTTTAACGGATTTTGATGATTATAAATCAAGTTTGTCTTTTTGGAATTATCTCTTAGATATTTCTAAACAATGTATACATCCAGAAGATTTACATTTTTTAAATGAATTAAATGTATTAGATTGTTTACAATTGTTAATAGTTTTAAGATGTATAAGTTGTGGAAATGAACTAAAATTAATAGTTTACCCAGATGCATCAAATGAAGAAACAAAAATAAACATTAATTTATTTTTAGATATAATTTCAGACAATTGGTTTGAAAAAATTAAAAACAAAATAGAAGAAAATGAAGAAAAATTTTTAATAAAAACAGAAGATTTTTTATTAAAAATAAATACACCATTTAATAGCCGTCAACCTTTTATAGATTTTTCTTCTCTCAGTTATGATTTATCTTTAAATGATTACATTAAAAATTATGTTGAATACATTCAAATAAAAAATGATAAGTTTTTAATTAAAAATTTTTCAAAAGAAGAAACTGATGAATTTTTTAATAAATTGCCGATTAATATTTTTAATAAGATTAAAAAAACTGTACTAGAAATAAATCAAGAAATAAATTCTTGTGACTTTTATCAAATGCCGGATTTTATAAAAGAATCTATACATTTTTTAAATGATTCCATACCAGAAGTTTTAAAATTAATATATTCCGAAAAAATATCAAATGTACTCAAGGAACACTATATTCTAAGTAAAAAAAACATACAAAACATCTACATAGAAAAAATATCACCCATTGAAAGACAAATGTTTTTGTCTTTTATAGAACAAGAATACGAATTGAGAGAAAAAATAAACGCAGAACAAAATGGTGAAAATAATGCCGTTGATATGTTTAAAGGTCAAGAATATATTCCACACGGTTTTTAACTTGAAAAAAAACAATTGAATGGTATTTATTTTTTAAAATATGAATTCTGATTTTTCTAAAATGCTATCTCAATTGCAAACTATTACAAACAACTCTTTCTCTAAAGAGTTTTACATTAAAAGTTTACAAAAAAAAATTAATTTAAGAGAATTAAATGTAGAACAGCAAAAAAATATTTTAAATTTTACATTAAACAGTGCACAAGAAAATGAAGAAAAGGGCAGAGATAATAATTTTATAGAATTAAATTATAATATTATTAAAGACAACATAGTAGGTGGTTTATCAGAAGCCGAATTAAGTAAACTGACTGTGTGGGACAGACTTTTTTTAAGTTTGGCTATTAGATCTCTGAGTAATCCAAAATTAGTTATTTCATATTCTGAGGAATCAAAAAAGGAAAGAAGTTCGATTGAATTTCAATTGCAAGACATAATTGACACCTACAACGAAAGCTTTTCATCTATCATTCCCAATCCCACACTGTATTCTAAATCAGAAACTGGTACGACATTTACAATTAATCTAAAGCTTCCCACTATAGTAGAGGAAATAGAGATAGAAAAGGCCACTTCTTCTTTAAATGCAAATGACAGAGTTGGGGATTTATTTGTGTATGAACTAGCTAAGTACATTGAGTGTATATCTGTAAATGATTTAATAGTAAAGTTTGATTCTTTAAATTTAGATCAAAAAATTACTCTAATAAAAAATCTTCCTACACATGTTGCCAATCCAGCAATTAATGAAATCAACGATATAAAAGCCAATTTATTTAAACCTCTTTCTTTGGTTTGGAAAGACTCAAATAATCAAGATGTATATTTTGAGATATCAATCAATTCTGAATGGTTTTTGAATTATTGATATAAATATATATAATGTTAGCAGATTCTGAAAAAGATACATTTAATCTGATCTTAAACAGACTTTTAGAAGAGCAAGTCAAGACTAATGACTTGCTCGGTTCTTTTTTGTCAAAAAATGAAATAAAAAAACCAAAATCTTCTATTTTAACAGATAAAGATGAAGATTTAGTAAAAAACAAAGAAGATGTCGGTGCCAGTTTAGATACAAAACCAAAAATTGAAACGGCGCAAATTTTAGAAAACAAGATTTCTAAAATTTTAGAAAAAGAAGCTTTATCTGAAAAGGAGATAGAAAGTCACCTTTCAAAGAAAAACTCAGATTCTAAAATTTCTTCTTCGGAAACTTCTCTATCAAAATATCTAGATAATATACAAAAATTATTAGAAAGAAGTTTAAAAAATTCAGATGATATAAAATCTATATCCGGTAATACTAATAAACTACTGGAGGTTTTTATATCAAATTATAAATTTCCACAAAACTCAACAGAGCCAATTTCTCAGCAAAAAGATTTTCTTTCTGTGGTTGAATCTCCAACAACCAACACAGTTAATGAGGACTTAAATTCAAAAATAGAAAATATAGCAGCTAGTTTGAGGTCTATTGCAGACATTTTACATCAAAATGAACTTAAAGATAAAGATGCAAAAGGCCCAGAAACAGAAGAGGATCGTTTAAAAAGGGAAGAAGCTTCTGAAAGAAGACAAGAAGAAAGAGAAATAAGAAAAGAACTGCGAGAAGAAGAAAGAGAAATAAGAAGAGAACAAAGAAAAGAACAACAAGAAGAAGAAAAAAAGCGAAAAAGAGAACAGGAAAGAAAGGAAAAAAAATTACGTGCGGCGCTGGAAGCAGATCTGCCTGAAGATGAAAATATTGGCATAAATGAAAAAGGTGAAGAAGAAGATAATCGAGAAATAATTCACAGACGAAGAAAAGAGCGTCATAGAATTAGTAAGGGCTTTTGGGGTGATTTAAGCGTAGATGCATATGACACTTTGAAAGAATGGGGATTAGATTCCAGAGAGTTAAATCCTATTTTTCTAAAAAAGAAAAAACAACAAGAAGAAAAACAAAAAGAAGGTCCCCAAACACCAGAAGCAATTGATGCGGAGGTCATGCCCCGCGAGAATAAATTTAGGCCAACCAAGACACAGCCACTCCTACAAGCACCTCCAATAGATATAGAGGCGGAAGTCATATCAAAACCTATGGCTCTACCTCCATCTTCATCAAAACATCTACCTTACAGGGAGGTACCGTTGTTAAGTTGGGAGGACAATAAATCAAATGACCATGACCGCAATCTTGACACAAAAAGGTTGTCTTCTTCACAACCCCTTCAGTTAACTTCTGGTAATTCGCAACAAATTAAAGATTCTACTTCTGGTAATTCGCAACAAATTAAAGATTCTTCATTTTCTATCGGAAACTCCAATTTAATGGCTGATTTCTTGCGAATGTTGATGCCGTTGTTAAACTCGCCTCAAGCAGCATTACCCCCCGCATCTACATCATCTGCTTTGATGCCCCTAGAAGCCAATGCTTCAATTGTTGCAACGGAAAAAGATTCGTCTAAATTAGAAGTACAGAGACAAAGTTTAGATGCATATCAAGAACAAGATAAAGACAATCAATTGGCTTTAGAAAAATTTAATATTTTAAAAGAATATATTCAAGATCAAACAGAATTTACAACGACAGTGTTGAGACCAGGGTGGGCTGCTTTGATGGATTTTATAGATTTTGCTAAACACAAAAAAGATGATGATAAAGAAGGTGATGAAGAGGATGATTCACCTGGTGTTTTGGATATGT